CAACAGGAACCAACAGGAACCAACAGGAACCAACAGGAACCAACAGGAACCAACAGGAACCAACAGGAACCAACAGGAACCAACAGGAACCAACAGGAACCAACAGGAACCAACAGGAACCAAAATGACCCAAGGATTGTAGAAATGTCTGCAGCGCTCGTTGCAGCCGAAACAATGTTGGCCCTAACACCAATTGTGATTAAGACAACCCCGTTGGATCCCGTTTCCGTCATTTGGTCACGCGTTTTAAGCTCAACTGCGCTTGGATTTGCGCTCACCAGCGACCGCACATTAACGCATCGCGAAATCCCAGGATTTATTGCATTGGGTGGTACAAATCTTCTTCATATCGCATCTTCCTACGAATCCTTCCGTAATCTTCCCGTTGGTCAAGCAATGTCGCTTTTATACACGTATCCTATGTGGACATTGTTATTAGGATACATGTTTAGTAATGTCCCCATTCGACTGCATGAATTTGGTCTTATGGGGTTGGCGACTGTGGGTGCAATGTTGCTTTTGTCAGGGGACAATTCATCCTCCCCCAATTCACAGTGGGGAATTTTCAACGGCATTGTCATGGCACTCACGGAAGCTGGAACTCATACACTTGTACGCAATAATGATTGGAAAGATCCATCCAAATCTGTTTGGATTGTAAATTTGTCTGCTGCGCTCTGGTTTGGCGGTGCGCTCGGTCTTCAAGAATTGTTTGGACATGAACCCGCACACGCTTCAAATGCAACAACAATGGATGCAGTCTTACTTACGGCATTCAATTCCATAAGCACGTTTGGCGGTTATTGGTTGCGATTCTACGCAGTTCCACGCATAAGTGTACCTCTGTATGCAATGTTGAGTTATGCGGGTTTATTAGCGTCGTTTGTGTTTGGGCTCTTGTTTTTTGGCGAGCGTCCCAGCTGGCTTGCCTTATTGGGCGCTTTGTTCATTGTTGTCAGCGGAGTATTCTTGCAAATGTATGAGCAAAAGCAAGAATAACGCGCGGTTAATCTTCCGCTTTTTCTTTTTGCGTCGATTTCCACCCTATTTGCCCGTAACATTTTCCATATCGACCTTGAAATGCGGCGATATTGAAATGTGGCACTGCATTTTTGTATCGCTGGCCGATAGCAATCAACGGAGCATTGACGTGTGTTTCGATGTGCTTGCTGATGGTGGCAATGTCTTTAATTATGTCTTTGTTATCGAGCACCGCACGTCGCGGTTGCCTATATTTCGCGTGCATGTCTATGAAATATTCCATGGCAGTAATGACAAACAGCTCAAGAGGCGGTCGCAATTCAAGAATCCGTTGGTACTTGCGGTCACGCTGTTGCAACAGTGTTTTGAAACGGGGTTCATCAAGTTCATTTAATAGAAACAGCACACGTAAATCCGTGTTGTCAGGTGGGGTCGCAACCATTTCTCTTGCTAAAACAACATGTTCGACATGCATTGCCACACGATAATAATTTGAAAGAAACATATTATAATGTAATTCTTGCGGCAATTCGTGAAGACCAGGGAACGCGGCGCATCCCGGTGCTGCAGGTGATGCAGGTGCTCCGACACGAAGTTTACCTGCCCTTAATCGTTCATAATAATGGGGATTGTGAATTGCACCCACGATAATTTGGCCCGTTTTCCATGAAAATGCTGTATCGCACTGTGTGCAGTACATCTGGTCACAGCCATCCACCTTTGAAATTGCCGTACCACATTTTGGACAATTGTGGCTTTGGCTGACAATTGTAGCAATTGTTTTGACGAGGTCAGGATCACACATGTGGTCGTCCATTTTTTTCTCACGACAATCTGCGCAGAATTGAACTTCGCAGGTGCCACATTTGTATGCGGTGCTCATAAATCCACGACATTTCGCGTCTGGACATGCGGCAATAAATTTGCGCCGTTCAAATTGCTGTGAACCCTTTCCATGCTTGATAAAAATCTGAGCATTGTGGATTTCTTCTTCAATTTCGGCAACCGCGCGAAGCCGTTTTTCGCGTTCTTCCATGAGACCCGCAAGACTCGCTTGAGCTGCGCGCTGTGCTTTAAAAATAGCAACAGCGTTTTGTGAAGATGGTAAGAGCGACCGTTCCTGGTCAAACAGCCGCTCAGCGCGATGTTTTTTCAACTCACCTTCACGCCAGCTACGGGTGAGGTGTGTGTCAATAAATTCGCGATTCCATGCATAATGGCAACTCATGCAATTTGGGTCTGCAGGAGTATTGATGAGATACCGTTTGACACATGCCATACACGCGCTGTAATTGCAGCTTACGCATGGAATGGGCTTACGAACTGTACTCGTGAACAATTCGGCGCAAATGGGGCATTCCGTACTCATGATTACTTGAATATGTGAATGAAACCGTAAGTCAATTTTGGGGGCCTCACGCAAATTTGTGTCGACGAACAGCAGATTCTGAAGGTTTTGGTGCCCCAGAACCAGCATCAAACCAACAACAAAGAATATCGCGATATTCAATTTTATGATTTTGAACGCCACGGTGCCATGTATTACAAACAGAGCGAATGCGAAGTTTTGGCTGAAATGCGCCAGCGTTTTACAATTAAACGCAATAACAGTTCCACGTTTTCCTGAAATTTTTATTGTTGCTCCTGAACCACGATGACCAACAAAAAATTCTGTAGCATTGTCAACATTAACATCCGTTAAATAAATAAAAACAGTTGTTGCATTTTCTGGAGAAATGTACAGTCTATCACCATCCGTTGTACAAACAAAATCCTTATGCCAAACCTGATTTTTGTGAACATTGTTATGAATTGTAGCAGATGTTCTTGATCGTGTTGAATACCACATGGCACCAAGGTGCCGCTCCAATTGTGTAAGATATCCGAGTTTTTTTAGTGCGAGCACTTTTTGTACAATTTTTAATCATTAACGGCCCTGAATTGCAAAGATGTTCCTTTGATGGATGGCGTTCAACAATTCGTTCCAAATGTTTTATGTCAAATTCTGTCAAATGCCCAATAACATGTGGACCAATACCGAATCGTGCGGCATCAAGACACAGCGATGAAAATGAGTTTGATGATGACATGTATTATTAATTATTGACACGAATTCTTTAACCCTACATTGTTGATTTTCGTCAGCAGGATTTTTGAAGATCCGCGATGTTAGTCAATGTTTCCAGTCAATGCTAAAAGACTAATCGCGGAGATCGCAGAAACAGCGAACTCTTTAGCAAAATTCTTTAAAAGGACAACTGCCCAAAAATAAGTACTGTACTTTAAATATTTTGTTAATAACTGTTTGAAACGGCTTATTTATGTGTTTCTTTTAACTCCGCGTTCCAGCAGCAAATCCAGGAGCATACGAACAATTTCTGTATGCCCGTTTTTTCTTGCATTTCGAAGTGCGTAATTATCGAAGAGAGCAAGATTAACACCTCTTTCCAACGGCAGCTCAAGAAGCAAACGAACAATGTCCGTATGGCCGTTTTCGCTTGCAAATCGAAGTGCATGATTGCTGCCGGATTAACTCCACGCTCCAACGGCAAATCAAGGAGCAAACGGACAATTTCCGTATAACCATAGAAACTTGCGAGCTGAAATGCTGCATTATCGAGTGCGGACGGATCAACTCCACGGTTCAAATTGATGAGCAAACGAACAATTTCCGTGTGTCCGTTTTGGCATGCGGCTCGAAGTGCGGTACCTCGGATGCAATGAAACGTGGACTCGCATAAAAACCTAACACCAAACTGCGAATACATTGCTGGTTTCCAAAACGGAAATTGATATTGAAACTGCGAGATACACAATGTTAGTTCGGATTGGGCGATTGTTTAGGATCCACAAAATCCAAAGCGCGCTCACCCGTAGCTTGAATGCCACAAGTATCCCAGCTGAATGATCTAAGAAAGACAAAAAATGTTAAAACGATACTACATCTACGGCCTTAACAAAACCTGAACATTTCGACAGATGAGTGCTGCTCCGTCAATCAAACGATTGGTAGACCTGGTAGAACGCGGCCCCGAAGACGATTATTTTTACCCCCCATCCTCATCCACAACCTTATTCCGAAAAACGTGGCCGCGCTATCACAATGTGGTCACAGACATCACAGAATTGAGTTATCAAGGATATGCTGCATGGGGCCAACGGATAACAATACCGATTTCGTATAAAACTGCCGGCGATTTGCTACAATGGGTGTGCCTGAGATTCTCACCGCGATCGTGGCTTCCAGCAGATGTAGATGCACGCGTCCGTGCTGGAACGTGGCGTAATCCCTGGACGTGGGCCAAATCCCTTGGAACCGCTGCGATCCAACGGGTCGAATTCGAAATGGGCGATACGCTGATTGAATCGTGGCCCGGCGAATGGATGGATGTGTGGTCTCGTTTGTATTTGGATGCAAGTCGTTCAGGAACATGGGATTTGGACTTGTACAATTCGTTTCCCGAAGACGGCTATATTTATTGCTGGTTGCCATTGTTTTTTGCACGCAATCCGCGAGCGCCTCTTCCGTTGGTTGCGGTTGGCGGAGATTGCCTCAATCAAGAGATGCGTTTGCATATTACGCTACGCCCATTTCATGAAGTGATAACGGGACCACGCGAGGACTCCAGACAAACTCCATTAGGCACACGACAGGTTTTTTGGGATGTTACGGGAGGTACGCCGATTCCGTGGGAAGTTGACGTTCCAGCTATAGTCCCGGATTTTCATGAAATGAGTGTTTTGGCCGGTGTAGTGCAAACGGAAAATCCATTGCGCGCGACATTCATGCGAGAGCCGCACGAACGGATGATTGATCCTGTTGTGCATATGGTGTTTGATGTTGAAACACCGTTTGTAAATCTGCCATTAAAGGGGCTCAATGGACCCATACAGGAAATTGTGTGGTTTTTGCGACGTAAAGACGCGGCATTAACGAGCGATTGGTCGCCGCAAATGCAACCTCTTTTTACACGGGGGCGCTTACGGGTGAGCGGGACGATTTGGCGTGAAGAGGATGAGTTGTGGTGGCGGATGGAAACCGGAATGCAGCATCGTGGCGGTGCGCGAGCAAGATTCGTGTACGGATTTGCGTTTGGTGCTTCTTCGACGCAAACACTCCCCCAAACATCACCCCAAACAATCAATGCATCTGAAACGGAAATTCGTCTTGAATTGGAGGGCATTGTTCAAACACCCGTCGAAGTGCACGTATTTGGCATAACAACAAATTGGTTGCGATTTGTTGACGGTGTTGCGGGTCTTCTTTTTCAGGATTAATGACCGTTGGTATTAGGACACACACACTTTTGCATGAATTTTCGACCAGACATCTGATGGTACATACGGGCAAAATTAACCGAGCGAATGCGAGATTTTGCTAAAATATCAATTTGAAATACCATCCGATGCTGAAAATTGTAAGGAATGCAGTGTTTCTCCGGACGAAGATTGTGCTAACAACTGCCAAAACGAATCAAAAATTTAAGGTTACTACTGTTTTGCACCTTTTAAATATTTTGTTAATAACTGTTTGGAAACGGCTTGTTCATTGCATTCCTTAGAAAATTGACCACACAGGACTCATTCGAAAGCGTTTATATGGATCTCTTACGTACAATCGCACGAACAACGCAAATGATAACACTAAAAAATGCTGTAAAATCGGGTGACTTATGGTTGGTGCGGATGACGTTAATTGATGCTGGTGGCGATATCGACGACGACACATTCATTGCAGCATGTAAAAGCGGTCACGTGCAAATTGTTCGTCTGCTCCTCGATTTGGAGAGGGGAGTGAGTGCAAAAAACAATAAAGCGCTGCGGGATGCATGTGAGCATGGGCATACGGAAATTGTTCGTATGCTCCTCGATTTGCCGTTGGACCGAGGCGTGAATCCAGCAGCATGCTTTAACCAAGGACTTCGACTAGCAAGCCTTCACGGGCACAGGGAAATTGTTCGTTTGCTCCTTGATTTGCCGTTGGAAAGAGGTATTGATCCTACTATAGAATTTAATACGCCTCTAAATTATGCGTGTAAACATGGACACACTGAAAATGTTCGTTTACTTCTTGATTTGCCTGCAGAAAGAGGAGTAAATCCAGCACTATTTAATAATCACGCACTCCGGATCGCGTGCAAATTCGGACATACTGAAATTGTTCGTTTGCTTCTCGATTTGCCGTCAGAGAGAGGAGTTTCTGCAAAAGACCATGTGGCATTTCGAGATGCACACGCAAACGGACATACGGAAATTTGTGCAATGCTGCATGAATGCTGCATGAATTCACTTAATTAAACAGTGGGCTTTCAAAAATTGTAAGCAATGAACGTTCAAAAAATATTTAGCCCATGACACATTGCTGAAGACATCAAGACAATGAGACGAGCCGTTGTAGTCCGTCTTGGTTTTTGAAGAGCGCCAGTAAAGTTTTGAAGAGCGTCAGCGATTTTTAAAACTGAGCGCCAAGGTTTTTGAAGAGCGCCAGTGATTTTAATAATTATATTCGCGATATAATTATTAACATACAGCAACAACATGCACAACAGCAACATGAACACCAGCAACAACACAATTAAAAATCACCGTGTAAACGATTGCCGCCGCGTGTGTTAATTTGGTCCCGTTGCTCGAGCGTTAGACACACACATCCCGTATCCGACGAAAGTGTGCTGGGGCAACAGTCGGGACTCGATGTGTTGTTTGCATACAAAAACAGGTGGTCCTCATCCAGCGGAATGGGCGGCCCATTCAAGGGATCATTGGGATGATTTGCCCGAAAACCTTGCGCGTCGGGAGGTAACCCTTTGGCCAAATCGAGGCCGTCATAGGATCCAATTGGAGCCGTTCCAAATCCATTCACGAGCGTGTCCGTGAACCCTTCGTGCAACAAATCTGCCGCGGACCCTTTACCGGTTCCCAAAAACGCGTTTGCAAATCCTTCACGCGAACGATTCAAACCCATCAGCATTGCCACATTCGCCAAAAACAGCACAACCAACATTCCGAGTAAATACCAACCACGCCCACTCATAACGTCTCTTCTAACTGTGGAGATTTGCAAAGAACAATGTCATCGACCAACGATTTGAGTCCGGCAAGTCCGACTTCAGACGCATCGCGCACATGCAGTCGCCCTTCAACGGTAAATGTTCCGGATTTTGTGTACAAGTGCATGAGTCGCGCCGGATGCATGATGTCGTCGCCCCTTGGAGGGGACCAACGGTGTCCGTCAAAAACCCAGGTTGCTTTTGTTGCCCATGCATCGTCGCCAATCCGTATCATGTCGGTTTCCATGTCACCCTCCATCACAACTTTACCCACGACAGTTGTCCATGTGGACCCGTCAAGAATACGGTCGCCGAGTTGAATATCGCGCATGGGGCGCATGGTGCCGTCGCGGACTAAAACTCGTGTGTTTGGCGTGAATCCGGCGTCGCCATCATCGCCATCATCATCGCCATCATCATCCTCGTTTCCCTTGTTTCCCTCGTTTCCATTCAATCGCCGCCAAACGGCCGCTCTCCACATTGCCAACGCTTTCACATCATCTTCAGGAATTTCCTCCCAATCCGCAAATATAAACGGGCTATCAACCGGAATGCGCCGCGTTGACGTAGTCAAACACCACAATTCAGATTCCCGTGTACCAATTGACCGAGCAAACGGGTGGTCGCGAACCGCAATGAATTTGCCATTACGGATTTCAACCAAATGATCCCCCGTAACCTGCACGCCCCCAAGTTCAAACAATTCAGACACGGTTTTAAATGCGTGCACCGCTGTAACACGACATCCGTCGGCCAACGGGCTGCCAACATGAAGTGTTTCAATGGGCCGTGTCATCCCGTCCGCACACCGTATTGGCGTTCCTGTCACAAAACATGTCGCGGCCCCTCCGTCAAACATTTCAGACACGGTTGCTGCAGCGATGGCGGTTCCAACGGAAATGACCACGGTTGAAATGAGCGCCGTCATTGTGACAATGAGACCCGAAATCGGCAACAAGAGAAAAAAAAGAATAATTTGAAGCGCAATCACAATGCCGATGATGACAATCGCAACAATGAGCACCAATTGAATGCTGCTGATGAACGCCGTAATGAGCGCAATGAGACCAAACACGATTGCGAGGACCGATGTTTGCAACCGTTGGACAATCGTGTACATTTGAATCATAAAGTTTTGAAACAGCTTTCCGGCGCCTTTCATATTGTCCATAAAGGATGAATATGCTTCGTAACAGAATTTCCACACATGAACAAACACATCGGCGGAGTCTTCAACGGCCGCGTCGACGATCGCAACAGTTGAAGCCTGCAGTTTTGCAAGATTGACGGGCGTTTGTGCCGCTGTGCGAATGGCGTCCTGAATAAACTCTTTTCGACAGAATTCCGCGTTGGCTCTCGCGAATTCAGCATCTGACCGGGGATCCTCCAGAGGACGATAGAGACCCGATGTAAGAACAACACCTGGATCGCAACGGTATTTATCCCAATTCGCGCGAACATTTGCACGATACGCAGTGCTAAGAACAACACTCAGACCGAGCGTCAAAAGAATCGTGAGGACCAAAAACGGTGCGAGATGGTCTTGAACCATTGCTCTCTCTGCTCTTTTAAACATTATCAGGTCGAACTACGGACGACGTATCATATTCACGCGTGGTCACACGAAGCGTTAATTGGACCTGTCGCGACAAATTCAAGATTGCACCCGTTTGATAGCTCGACGGAAATGTTGCAATGTCGTCTGCAAAGGCCTGTAATTCCGTTGTTCCCGTTATGGCAAACGGCCAAAGGTCTGTCGAGCCTGTCGTTGGGTCCACAAATCGATTGCGGATGATCACATAATTTGCAAAACCTGCAGCGTTTGCACCGCCGTTCACTAGACCACTGCTGTCGGATCCGACGCCAACAACAACATGTCCGCTGGGTGCTTGAAGCCACGTTGTTAGCGTCATGGCGGCAGACGGCGATGTCGTGGACCGGAGCGTAAGACCGCCAATCAAAATACGGTCCAGCTGACTAAACGACCAAAGCGGAAACCACGCGTCCATTTGCAAAAATATATATTCACCGTTTGCATACGGCATACAAACACCAGAAGCATCGACAAAACTGCTACCAAAGAGGACATGTTGAATGCGAAGAGAGTCTGGTGTTTTTGAGAGTAGCTCATTTTCCGGATTTAGAATTTGAAAGGACATGGATTGAAATCCGGCTAACGGTGTTGGTTCATACACCTTTTGCGCATGCATCAGTTTCGGGAAAAATAACGTGTAGCCACGGTTTGTGTTTGTGCGAAAATGCGAACAGTCGGGCCGCCACGTACTATCGTATTGACAAACGGCGAGGGCCTGATCCAACTTGTTGTTCGTGCCCACCGTATTTGAACTGCCGAATTCATCGAGCAACACCGTAACATACGGAAGTGCCAGAGCGGACACGAATGCGCTCTCAATTGTGGTGTTATCGCTACAATCGCGAGGTACGACAACGTCGAGCGCTTCAACCGGCAAAATAGCTTTAATAAACTCAACGCGCACAATATTTCGCAGCGCTCCGAGGACAGACGGTTGAATGCCAGTTCCTTGTTCCTGGTCCTTGGCATTAAATTGCACATTGAAATGATAGCGATTTTGACTTGATGACGAAACAAGCCAATTGCGGTCTTGCGAATTGATTACAAGATTGTATTCCATGTCGCGATATTTAATTGTGCTGGGATGCGGTGTGATAAAGTCCTTGGGTTGGAGAGCAGGTTTCATGGCCGTAAGAGCATCTCGTATGGCTGCGAGTGTAGCACGGATGTCGTCTTTGTCTTTGTCGTCTCTGGTGTCCATGCGGCGTTGTTCGTGACGAGGTGGAACGTCTTCCAATTCAGTAACCTGTAGCGACATGGGCGGTTCACGTCGATCTCCGCCTCCACGTTCAGCGAGGATTTTTTCAAACAACACTCGGGGATCAACTTCGCCGTCGAGTTGCTGCGATTGTTCAGGAGCGGATTTTGGTTTCGGCGGTTCAGGTTTTGGAACAGGTTTTGGTTTCGGGAGTTTTCCAATCCAATCCATCATAGCTGCAAACGTCACTCGCATGATTTCTTGATTTGTCGTAGGTGTTACACCGAACTTACGGGTAACCTCGTTCGTATAATGATGCAGTGCTCGCTGCAATTGTGCATCGATTGCGGGAGTTATTGTGCATCTTGAACCGATTGTCTGACGGAGTGATTCCAAAAGACTGTTGCTCATGCTACTTCTTTGTGATGTTTATGGTTGTTGGTATGGACGCAATCCCACAACGTTGGATTTCCCGAAGTGTTTCTGAATGAATTGTGAAGTGCGCAAGTTAACCTCGCTGAAAGAAGTGCCTTATCGGCGGTCACGGTACACATCGACGAGCATACGAACAATTTCAGTGTGGTCGCTTGCAAATCGAAGTGTTGTGCGCAGCAACCCCACGTTCCAACGGCAAATTGAGGAGCAAACGAACAACTTCCGTGTGTCCATGTTCACTGGCACGTCGAAGTGCATCATTGTCGCGTGCAGCAGGATTTACTCCTCTTTCCAACGGCAAATCCAGGAGCATACGAACAATTTCCGTGTGCCCGTTTTCACATGCACGTTGCAATGCTGAATTATCGTCGGCAGACGGATTTACACCACGGGGCAGTTCGATGAGCGTGCGAACAATTTCCGTGTGCCCGTTTTCACATGCACGTTGCAATGCTGCATTGTCATTGGTAGTAACGCCTCTTTCTGGCGCAAGGAGCAAACGAACAATTTCTGTATGCCCGTTTTCACGCGCACATCGGAGTGCATAATTGTCAGTTGCCACAACACCTCTTTCCATCGGCAAATCAAGAAGCAAACGAACAATTTCCGTGTGCCCGTAATAGCATGCATGTTGAAGTACTGAATTGTCGAGGGCTGTTGGATCAATTCCACGTTCTAACGGCAAATCGAGGAGCAAACGAACAATTTCCGTGTGTCCGTTTACACTTGCAATTCGAAGTGCTGCATTGTCGATTGCTGCAGGATCCACCCCACGCTCTGGTTGCAGCTCAAGGAGCAAACGAACAATTTCCGTGTGCCCGTGTCTGCATGCAAATCGAAGTGCCTCATTATCGACTGCTGACGGATGTACTCTTCTTTTCAACGGTAAATCCAGGAGTAAACGACAAATTTCCGTGCGTCCATATTTGCATGCATTTCGAAATGTTTCATTGTCATCTGCAGCTGGATCGACTCCACGTTCTAACGGCAAATTCAGCAGCAAACGAACAATTTCCGTGTGCCCGTTTATGCACGCAGTCTGAAACGCATCATTGTCGTCGGCAGCTGGATCCACTCCACGTTCTAACGGCAGTTCCAGGAGCAAACGGACAATTTTCGTGCGCCCATAATGACTCGCATGTCGAAGTGCATAATTGTCGTTTGCAGCTGGATCTACCCCACGGTCCAACGGTAAATCAAGGAGCATACGAACAATTTCCGTGTGTCCGTGTGCACATGCATAGATGAATGATTCGGCATCGATTAACGCACCATCCTCAATCGCCAGCCATACCGACAACACATTACCGGATTTAATATCAGCATCAACGTCAATCGTTACGGGTGTCCGTGCAATTGTACGTAAAATGTTTAGTTCGCGATTGGAGGTAAGAATATCGCCCATACTCGAGGATTGGCGTGTATGTGTCGGTCAATTTTTAACCATCGTTCTGACGAACACCGCATGGGTTTGCAAACTCCACGCTCTGTCGCTGAAGTGCTTCATGCTCGACTTGCTGAAACTCCGACGGCAAATTGATGAAAAGACGGACAATTTCCGTGTGCCCATGTTCGCTAGCACGTCGAAGTGTCCAATGCAGCTGGATTTACTCCACGCTCTGGCGGAAGCTCAAGAAGCAAACGAACAATGTTCGTATGTCCTCTTTCGATTGCAAATTGAAGTGCTGCATTGTCGCATGCAGCTGGATCCACACCTCTTTCCAACGGCAAATCAAGGAGCAAACGAACAATTTCTGTGTGTCCGCAGTTGCTTGCACATCGAAGTGCTTCATTGTCTTTTGCAGCTGGATCGACTTTACGGTCCAACGACAAATCAAGGAGCAAACGAACAATTTCCGTGTGCCCGTTGTTGCAAGCAGCGATAAGTGGTTCATTGTCGCGTGCCGCTGGATTCACAACCGGCAGCCCAATGAGCATACGAACAATTTCTGTGTGCCCAGAACAACATGCGTACATGAGCGCTTCATTCTCGCATACAGCTGGATCCACGCCACGCTCCAACGGCAAATCAAGAAGCAAACGAACAATTTCCGTATAACCATACAAACTTGCACTTCGAAGCGCTCGATTGTCAATGGCACCCGGATTCACGCCTCGGTCCAACGGCAAATCCAGGAGCAAACGAACAATTTCTGTATGTCCGCGCCTGCACGCAGTCCAAATCGCAACATTGGTACATGCGGATGGATCCACTCCTCGCTCTGGCGGCAGCTCAATGAGCAAACGGATAATTTCCGTACGTCCGTAATAACTCGCAATATAAATTGCGGCGTTTTCTCGTGCAGCTGGATCCACGCCTCTCTCCAGCGGCAAATCAAGGAGTAAACGGACAATTTCCGTTTCCCCATGCTCGATTGCCAAACGAAGCGCTGCATTGTTGTCTGCGGCTGGATTAACTCCACGCGCCAAAGGCAGATCAATGAGCATACGGACAATTTCAATTTGACCAACGACACACGCTGCGCGTAACGCAAAGTTGTTTTTTGCGGCTGGATCCACGTATCGGTCTAGCGGAAGTTCAAGGAGCAAACGAACAACTTCCGTATGCCCCCATTCGCATGCACACCGAAGTGCTGCATTGTCGTTTGCTGCAGGATCAATGCCATGTTTTGACCCAAGGATCAAACGGACAATTTCGGTACACCCGTTTGAACACGCGTGTACAAAGGCTTCAGAATCAACAACCACACCAACCTCAAGTAATAGCGTTAACAACACGACGTCTTCGAGAGCATCGTCCAGAGTTATTGCCGAAAACGTTTGCGCGATTGTGCGTAAAATATTGAGTGGTAAAATGTGAGATCCCTTCGTTACAACGGGGTCCATATACACAGATGACGTTGATGACGTCGGACACCGGTGTCAATTTTTAACGGTCTTGAAACAGTCTTGAAGCACACGTTGTAACAACATTCCGTAAGTGGTGTTGTTGAGCCCCCACGGCTTTTTGCTCGACTACACGAATTCCATAGTTCCGCGATGTTAGCCGCCTCATCAGTCTTTCAGCAGGTGAGTTGGGCTGGGAACATTAGGTCGCGGATCCATGGTGCCCATCGAAGTGCTTCATTGTCTCGTGCAGACGGATTCACTCCTCTTTCCAGCGGTAGCGCAAGCAGCAAATGAACAATGTCCGTACGATTGTAACGGCTTGCGAGTCGAAGCGGTTCATTCTCTCGTGCTGACGGATCAACTCCCCTTTCCAGCGGTAGCTCTAGGAGCAAACGAACAATTTCTGTGTGCCCGTTCCAACATGCGGCTCGAAGTGCCCAATTGTTAAGTACAGCCGGATCAACTCCTCTTTCCAACGGCAAATCGAGGAGCAAACGAACGATTATCACATGGCCGTTTTCGCTTGCAAATCGAAGTGCAGCATTGTCTTCGGCAACAGGATCAATGCCTCTTTCCAACGGCAAATCGAGGAGCATACGAACAATTTTCGTGTGCCCACACTCGATTGCTATCCAGAGTGCTGCATTGTCAATTGCCGCAGGATTCACCCCACGGTCCAATGGCAAATCCAGGAGTAAACGAACAGTGTCCATGGACCCTTTGTAGCACGCATTTCGAAGTGGTGCATTGTCATCGGCAGCAGGATTCACCCCTCTTTGCAATGGCAAATCAAGGAGCAAACGAACAACTTCCGTATGTCCTTGTTCGCATGCACAACGAAGTGCTGCATTGTCGTTTGCTGCAGGATGAATGCCTTCTTGTCTGAGAAGCATTGACACACTTTCAATACGCCCGTAGAAACATGCGTGTGCAAAGAATTCAGAATCAACAACAACACCATCCTCAAGTAATAGCGTTAACAGCACGACGTCTTTAAGAGCATCGTCAAGAGTTATCGCTGAAAATGTTTGCGCGATCGTGCGCAAAATTTTGAGTGGTAAAATGCGAGATGCCATCGTTTCAACGGGGTCCATACAAACAGATGACGTGGATGACGTGGATGACGTCAGACAACGGTGTCAAATTTTAACGGGCACGCGTTGTACCAAAATTCCGTAAGTTTTGTTGTTAAGCCCCTACGGCTTTTTGCTCACAAAATGCACAAAAACCATCAACTTCTTAAAACCCGACATTGCGGTTAATCCCGCTCAAGATCAACTACTCCACGATCCAACGGCAAATCAAGCAGCAAACGAGCATTTTCCGTGCATCCATATACTCTTGCAAGCATAAATGCTGCATTGTCTCGTGCAGACGGATCAACTCCTCTTTCCAGCGGTAGCGCAAGTAATAGACGAACAATTTCCGTATGCCCGCTACTATATGCCCTACTACATGCATGTTGAAGTGCTTCATTGTCTCGTGCTGACGGATCAACTCCACGATCCAACGGCAAATCAAGGAGCATATGAACAATTTCAATCTGTTTGTTATAACATGCAGCGCGAAATGCTGCATTGAAATGCGCTGCTGGATCAACTCCACGGTCCAATGGCAAATCAAGTAATAGACGAACAATTTCTGTATGTCCGTAATAACATGCATTTCGAAGTGCTACATTGTTGTGTGCGGACGGATCAATGCCATGTTCTGGCCCAAGGAGCAAACGGACAATTTCGGTACACCCGTTTGAACATGCGCATGCAAAGGTTTCAGAATCAACAACCGCACCATCCTCAAGCAATAGCGTAAACAACACCACGTCTTCCAGAGCATCGTCCAGAATTATCGCTGAAAATGTTTGCGCGATTGTGCGTAAAATTTTGAGCGGTATAATGTGAGATTCCTTCGTTACAATGGGGTCCATACATATAGATGTACGTTGGATGTGGTTGTCATTTTTAAGATACTGTTTTTTTGCTAAAGTTGACATCCCGGAGTAGGAAGACCGATGTCTTTAGCGCACACTTTTTAATGTTTATGCGTTATTCTGCATGTTTTGAAAACATTTTATGCATTTATGTGACAAAATGTCTAAAATGTTTTAGCCTAAAACATCATA